GCCCCAATATAGTACCCGTCCAGAGGATCAATACAGTAAACCTTGCCCGATAGCCCAGCCTCTTTTTTCGCCAACGCTACCGCAATCGCCGACCCGCCAAACAACGTGCCGATTTCCAGATAATCGCCATTTCCGGCTGATACGGCATATCTACAAAGACGGGCAAGATTCTCGTCACTGTCTGCAATGCGCCCGGTTATGTAAGCCCGGACGCGTCCTGCTATCTCTAGATATTCCATTTTCTCCAGTCGTCAAACGGGAATACATCAAGGTCGCTGTTTGGCGTAAGGTTGATTATCTTGCGCCCGTTGTGTTCCCAGGCTACTTGCGCCAGCCTGTACGCCTTCGCGCTTCTTTCGAGGTCAGGGTTATTCCACTTCATACCTGAGAAGTAGCACGGGTCAAAATGGTTAGCGTCCTCACCCATGAGTACCCGCTCCTCATTCGGCTTACCTTCGTAACCGAAACGGTGATCCACGCCAACCAGTAATGCGGTGGTGAAGCCCATAAAGTAGGCAAGCTGCATGAGTACATAGGTGACGGTATAACCTTCGTAAATCCACTTATCAGGCCAAAATGAAAACATCGGCATTCCATTCGACCTGAGAGGTAAACTATTCCTGACCGTCCAATTCATGCCGCCGGTGTCGGTGATAAACTTGACGCAGTTCATCCGGTCTATTTCGTGACAGAATTGCTCGACCACTAAAGGATTTACTGAGGCGTAATAGTCAGGGGTGAGTTTCAAGTAAATCCTGTTACTGCCAAATGACCTGTACTTTTTCAGGAAGTCAAGCGGTATGTCGTTCAGACTGGGGCCATTCCCGATAATCAGGCAGGTTTCGCCAGTGTGCTTGTCCTTAAGTTCCTTCCAGCTCATGTGTTAGACCTGCCCCCGTCAAACATGCGCAGCATCTGGTCATGCTTGGTGCAAAGTAGGTTGCTTTCCTGCCCGATGCCTGTCAGTAATCCGGCTTTGCCTACGGTGTGGGCGTAGGACTCTACCGCTTTTAAGAATTCGTCACAGAGTATATTGCGCCTGTCTTTATTGCTTGCCTCGCGCAGTTCCTTTTCCTTTAGGTCGAGGAATGCCGCCGCTTCGTTTATCTTGTAGCTCTGCGCCTGCCAGTTCGTGACCGCCCCGGACTTTTCGCTTTCGTATATCTGTCTCGAAAGGAAATAAACGCCGGTCTCTTTCAGCATTTGTTCACAAGCCTTGATGTGCCTCTGGTTGACCTGTATTGCCCCGTCTACCAGGTTATAGTCATGCGCCGCTTGACCTTGTGCTACAACCAGGCTTGACAGGTTTTCAAGGTTCGTTTTCGAGTCCTTGCGGTAGGCTTCGATCAGCGCGGTCGCTTCTGCTTTGCGTTCCTTGTAGCGGTCTAAGGCTTCTGAGATAGAACGCTGTAGAATGTTTACCCGTTCCTGGAATAACTCAATTGGCAATGTTGTGTCGCCGTCAAAACCGTACAGGGGGGATTTTAGGACGTTGATCGAGTGAAAATCCACCTCAATGCCCCTGCCTTGCGCTACGCCTACCCAGTAGGTCACGCCGTCCCTCTGATGTCCGTATTCCGTCTCGGTTTCCATCTCGACCCCGTAGACTTCAATACGCTCATACCCCTGATAGATTGCTAATGCTAAGGCGTAAGAGACGGAAGAGGTGAAATACCGATAGGCTTGCGGTATGGCTTTGAGTACCTCATCCAGCGGGTATTTGACAGACATGGGAACATCTGCATACCTGTCTATCATGTAAACTGGTAAGGTTCTGTTATTCTGCAACCAGTCATAATGCCCCGGATCGTTCCGGTTGGTCCTGCTCCGCCAGATTACCGGGCGGTGCATCTGGAATACTGCATCGGCTCTTGGTAGTTTATTCCCCGATATGGTCTCGTTGAATACCCAAACATCACAATCTGAACGGTTGAAATCGAATTCTGCAACGGTGGCTTTATACATCCCGACTATTGCGACAGTCCTCATGTGGTAGGCGTCTCCCTGAATTTGAGCGGCACTGCAAAACTTGCCATTTGTGTTACAACCCTGTCCCATTGTGCGGCTGAGACATTGAACGTAACCGGAAAGACAATGGAGTCAACGTTCCCGGATAACGTAGGATCGCCCGCCAGCCTTTGCAGAAACTCCGGGATGATGTTGTTCAGCTGCGTATAAGCGGATTTCATACTCACCCTTGACACGTGAAAATCTACGTTGACGGTGAGCAAGAGCCTTGCGGTGGTGGCTTCGTCCGCTTGCCCTGACCCGCTTGCTATGTGTGCAATTGCAAGAGGTAAGACGCTTGCATCTTCTACTGGATAGCTCGGCGCGCCCCGAACCGTCTCGCTGGTTATAGCCAGGGCGATGGTCTGCAACCTCTGAACGGCGTTATCTATGACGCTCATGCTGTCACCATGTTCGCTATCTGGTAGGGTCTGAGTATCATCTTCACGTCAGGGTCAAGCTCCTGCACATAAATCATCTCGCCCAATGCTGGATTGGCTGAACCGTCCTGGTATCCCTGCTTTGCCCGCATGAACCAGCGCATTGCCTGAATCTTGCACGCCATGTTAATGTCGTCCGGCGGTGTAGCGGAGTACCCGAACACGCCCACAATCTTGACGTTGTTGTCGAACCTTGAAAACGATTTACCGCTGCTTGATACCAGCTTCAAGGCGTGAATGGGCATGGATAAAGCGGTGTAGTTCTTAGGCACAACAGAGTAATGGGTATCCAGTGTCCATGTTGTAAATGTCCCGCTGTCGGTCTCGTCCACGCTAACAGAGGTGATCGAAACCGCCGGGTCAATGTACTGGATTGCATCGCCTGAACCGCTGAAGTACCTTGTTTCTGCGGTGCTGGACGGGTAAAAGTAGTTCGGCCATCCGCCCACGTATCTGTCTATCAACCGGCTTGCACTGCTAACCATCCGCGCAAGCACGCTGTTATAAACCACTGACGTGCTGGAAAAGAGCGGGCTGTCTGGCAGGTCGGCTTTTAAGTCCTCTATTAGCGCGTAATCGGCCATAATTCTCCTAAAGGGGGAGGGGGTTAGCCCTCCCCCTGTAAAACTAATTAGGTGCTGGACAGGTGTTCACTCTGCGGGTAGCGGTCTTCTATCAACGCCCACGCAGACACATATCCAGACTCAATCACGGCGTCAATCGCCAGATTGAGGTATTTCGCGTCAGTGTCAGCAGCGGTCACTGCTGCCGGGTCAACGTCAATGACAAGTGCCATTGAATCATTTGCGGCGGCTGTTACAGCTACACTTGAGGCGGATGTTGCATCGCCCCAGTTGTCGCCGGTGATTGCAGCAGCCAGACGGTAAGTAAAGGTCTGCGCGGTTGCGCTTGCGGTGCTGCCGGCGGCGGTTGAGGATTCAACGCGGAAAGTAAGGGTGTCTGTGGAGTCTGAGGTCATATCGCCCCAGTTCACCAGGAAGGTCACCCAGTGCGCATTCTTCAGCGCAACGGACTGGGCTTCATAGCCAGCCGTTGCGGTCGAAGCCTGCGGCACGAATACAGGTACAATGTGGAGCTTTTCAGCATAACGTCCCATGATTACCTCCTATTAGGTTGATGCAGCCAGGGCTACAAATGGGCTGAGGCTCGAAGTGCCATCATAGGCGGTGATCGCGGATGCCCACAACGGCTGCCCGTCTACCCGGTAGACGAACCGGAAAGCGGTTTCGTCATACACGAAATTGACGTGGATGCTGGACGCGGACTGTACGCCGCCCTTTGCGATCATTGCATACTGTGAAGGTGATACCAGCATGATGTCGCCCAGCGTGCCGAGGTATGGGTTGTATTCCGTTTCTACAACCGGACGGCCAAAGATTGAGCCGTAGGGTGAAGCGGACAAACCGCCAGCGGGCAGGTAAACGGGCATTTGACCAACAGACAGGTTGAACAGCTGCGGGTAAATGCTGGAGTTCACCAGCCAGACGTAATCACTTACGCCAGGATAACGGGCTGACCACATACGTGCTAAGTCAAGCGCGTCGATCTCGCTTGCATCGGTGCGGACTGCGGACACCAAACAACCAGCCTGGAGCATTCCAAGAGGTTTTCCGATTCCGTCACCGTTGACGATGGCCTGCTCGACTTTGAACCGGAGTTCCTGCGGGACGCTGTTGGTGATCCAGCTCTGTAAAGCGGTGGCGTCCTCAAGCAGTTCATCGGTTGCATAGCACAAGGCAGCGCATTTCTTCAGCTTCAGTTCGATCTGGCGGAACTTCGGCTTGCTTGCGGTCTTGGTGCCTGCTTCGGCCATCCAGTAGCCCTGTACTCCGCCCATGCGCGAACCGTCAGCGCGTGAGGTCTCGTCAATGGCATTGATGGTCAGGGAATTGCCCTCAACCTGGATCGGGTTGAAGAATGACAACAGACTGCCAACCCCGAACATGTTTTCCTGGATACCTGCGGCAATCTGCGGAGGGACGAGATACCCGCCCTGTGAGGGCATGGCTTCGTTCAGCCCGGTTGCTTTCAGGGGTTTGAGGCGCATGTCCTCTTGCCCAGGGTAAGTAGCAGCCGTTTTCACTGCCTGGAAGAATTCTCCGGCGGTGAATGGGTTGCCTTTGACGGCGCGGTCGGCTTCGTCCTCGACAACATCAAAACCGGCTTTTACTTGCGGTTTCGATTCCTCGTAGGATTTGAGAGCCTTTTCCACCGCGCTTGATACAATGGCCTCTACGTCAATGGTAGGGGCTTTGATTTCTTCGGTCATAGTGACCTCCTCGGTGGTAATATCTTGACTTTCATCAGGCTGGTATAACGACTTGACAGGGACGGCAGCATTGCGGTATTCCGCAGGTTGTGTGGTTAGGCTTGCTTCTGCAATCGGCCAGGATTTGATTTCCCATGATTTGCCGATTGACACACGCTCAACGAGATGACCAGCAGCACCAGTGGACCAGCCCAGTTTTCCAGCTTCAGCCAGTTTGTAGATTTGCTCTTCATACTCGTCTCGCATTTCAAGCTGCGCATCCAACCACGCGCCAACGTCATCGAACTTGACGCCGCCCTTGCCTAACTTCCGGTTTTTCATCACGCCGTCGTAGCCGTGATTGTAGTAAACGGGTAACCGGTCACCCTCTTCGATGCCCAGGTCAGTCTCAGGAGTGAAGTAATCGCCGGTCAGGTCAACGTCTTTTGGGTTTCCCCAGCGGACGATGTACCCGCCAACTTTCCCCTCACCGAGAGCTTTGACTGCATCCCCAAAAATAACTAGGTTTTCATCCATGAAACCTCCTCAAACAAACAAGCCAAACAGAACGCAAATGCGCTTGTTCGGCTTCGTAACCACGAACCGCCAGGTCTTACCCGCCGCAGCACCCGCCGCCAGCAGACAGCCTTGTTCGATTGTGTCAGTCCCTAATTGCCTTCTTAACTATTTCGTCCCATAAGGCTTTGATCTTATCGACAGACTTATTCTTGATGTGTTTCATTGTCCACCAGCGTCCCTTATGCATCCATGCCTGTCTGTCCGGGTCAATAACGTATTGCGCATAGTTTAGATTTGTGCCAAACTTACCGATGGTCTGAGTACCAGAGCCGGTCACGCTGTAAACCGTAGGCTTTCCAGCCTTGCCGCCGCCTTCCATGACACCGAGGGATCGCCCCAGCGTGCCGGTCCTGTCATAGCTCGACCCCTGCGGTTTGGCAGGGTAGGGGGGAACATTCTCCCAAAGTATCAGGAGGGACGCCCACATTGCTTTGCCCATTGCGGTCTTTAGCCGCCCTGGATAACCGGCAAACTTGCGGATAAGCCTGTCCATTCCCTCAACTTTTATCTCTATCATTCGCCCCTCAGTATCCTGGCTATGTCGTCCGCTGCCCGTTCTATGTTCACCACAGGCTTTCCCCAGCAGCGGCAGTTTATGTGCGCCGGTATCATGGCGTCCAAGTCCTCAAGCGGGTATTCCTTGTCGCCTTTGCCGTAATCGTTGCAGATGGGACAGACTTTATCGTCCTCAGCGGTCATGAATTTGAACTTGTCAACCATGCCGGATTCACACCATGCCATTTGGTTTCCTTGTGCGTATAACCTGGTAACCTCTGTAACAGCTATTCTTTCAGCCCTTACTTTGCTGAACGTGTTTTCCAGCACCGCTTTCAGGGTGTCTAACTTGTCCCCAGCCTTCAGCCATTCCGTAACTGCATCTTGCACAGTCTCGCGGGTGGTGCTATTGATCCTGTGCAGCCATGTGTCACGGTAAGTCCTGGCATAATGGATTATTCTCTGGTTGACCGCATCAAGGTTGACTTCCATCCCTGTGAGTAGCAGAATCCCGCCTTCTACCGCATTCAGGAGTATGCCAACGAATGTGCCTGCTATCTCTTCCCAGAATTCCTCTTCCTCAAGCATCCAAAAGGTAATGTCATAGATAGACTTTACCCGGTCATCCTTCTGTATCTCTTTCAGGACCCGTTCAAACTGACCCGCAAGGTAGGCTTCCATAATCCTTGTAAGTTTCCGCTCGTCCTTGCGCCGCTGGTCGTCATCCGGCGCATTGACCTTGTACGCCCACACCTCACCGACCCAGCGCGCCGTCCCTCTCAGGTTGTCCAGCACGCCCGGATATTCCATGACAGTGCGCTTGACTGCGGTAAGTAACAGGTCTTGCAGGTCTGTCATACTAAAGCCTCAACCGCCCTTGTGATCGCAACAGCCAGGTCTTTCATGTCACCGGCTTCCTGGTGAGATAAACTGAACACGGTTTCTATCTCGCGCTCAGTCCGGCAATTCGGAAGTGCTTCACGAATCCGGCTGGCTATGTCCTCGGTCAAGGTCTTGCAGACGAATGGGAAGTCTAAGGATTTCCCCTGCTTCAGCTTGCGGAAGGCGAAGGACTGCCACAGTTCCAATTCCCTCAACTGCTCAATGGTCATTGCGGTCTTCTGCGGTTCCTCGTCCTTCTGTTCTTCTTCCTTCGGTTCCTCGACCGGCTTGTCGTAATTCTCATCCAGCGCGTCAAACTCAATGTCGGGAGGCAGGTCAATGCCTACCACCTGGGCAGCGATGCTCGGCCGCATTCCGGCGTCAATATACGCCTTGTATGCACTCGCACGCTGTACCTCTTCCTCCTGCCCGTGTTCGGATAACTCAGGCCGGAACTCAAACCTCAAACCTAATGGATTGAATAGTTGCCGGTTCATCTCGCCTGAAATGAAGTTTGCCCAGGGCATGACCGAGTCCCTGAACCAGACGGCGTATTCCACTTGTGCGGTGGCGTAGTTAGCAGAGTTTGACAGGAGCAGCGATAAAGGCATTCCGGCTGCCATTGCTATGTCCTCGACCTTGTCCTGCCTGAGTGTAGAGTCCTTGATGTTGTCAATGCCTTCACCAATAACGTGAGGCTCTAAACTGTCAGCATTGAACACTTTACCGAGGTACTTCGTCCAGCCGTGTACAACCTTGTCCCAGATATTCTCTATCTTCTCGCGCTCAGCAGGGTTCGGAACGCCCTTGACCATAAGCATTGTCGGCTTGATGCCTCCCCGCTGGAAGAAGGACTGCACGTAATAGTCGGAATAGAACAAGACCCCGGCGGCTGCCATGAGTGCCTGAAATTCCGTGTTCTTGGAAGGCAAAAGCTCGGTGGTGTGATCCAGACGCCAGACGTAGAATATCCTGTTTTCGTCAAGGCTGTATTTCCGCTCCTCAGTGCCTAACACCCGCTTGAAGCCTACCAGTCCGGCGTCCTTACTGACAACCGGCTTGATGGTGGTTGGGACAAGGTAGCGCATGTTCTTTATCGCCTTGTTGCCTTCCATGAAGCCATAAGCCATGTTGGTCATGAACAGGGACAGACGCCAAAGCCTGAGTAACTCCTTCGGGTTGGGGAGGAAACCGACCTTGTTCTGCCAGGACTCGGAGGAGTCAAAGTCTGTTTCTCCTTTGACAACGGCAAACGGAATATTGGCGATTGCGTCAGCGGACAGGTTCGCAACTCGGAACACCGGCGCAACGGACGAATAATACGTCTCGGACTGGTTGGCCTTCTCAGGTTCGCCCGTGATGAAGTTCCAGGCTGAATCCGGGTACTGAGGCAGGTCGATATTCTTGATCGTTTTCCCGTCAGTGTATAAGTACAATGTCTTGTTTGCCATAGTCCTCCTAGCTAACCAGCCAATTATCGCCGGAACACCCGTTCCACGCGATTGCGAGGCTCATGACCGTATCATCGTGCATGCCTTCCGGCGCACTGTACGAAAACGATCCAGAATTGTTGCGCTTGCTCTCGTAACTCAATAACTCACCTACCAATATCGGATTGTTGATAATGCGGATTGTCCCATGCTCAAATGCAGACTGTAAGTCTTGTATGATTTTCTGCTTGGTTGCGCTCGTTGTAGTGAACGGGATAACCCCTAGCCCTCTTTCCAGCATGTGATCAATGACAGGCCTGCCGATTGAGTTAGCCTCAATGACCATGCTGAACAAGTCCCATTTCTGATACAACGCAGCCAGCCGGTCAATCAGCACCGGGTAATCCACACGGTTGAAGCGGTCAAGATAAACCATGTCTTTCGTCTCGCTGTCGAGTATGGTCACAACCGTGTAATCCACGCTTGACGCTACGTCTACCCCTGCGATATACTGCCTGCCTGGTGTCGGGTTGGAAGGCTCTAATACCGCCGCCTCCTGTACCCTGCGAAAGACTGACCCGTCCTGGTTGATAAACTCGGCAAGGTATTCTTGACGGAATATCATCTCTGGTAGGTCACGCCGCGCCGCTTCGATCTCTGACGGCAAAATGTAAGGGTTGGCACTGGTCGGAAAGGTGAAGCTCGCCCAGCCTTCCTCACCGCTTATTCCCTTCTGGTAATGTTCCCAAAACCAATTTCTTGCCTTCGGCGTGCTTATAAATAACGCCCTGCCTAACCTGTCGGATAATGCCGGCCTGAGGGCTTCAGTCCACGCCTCTTTCTGCATGAACGCGCATTCGTCAAGCACCGCAAAATCCAGCCCCTCACCTCGTAAACTGTCCGGGTTGTCAGCTGATCTCACCGCAACAGTGCCGCCGCCAGGAAAGATAATCTCGCGGTCAACTTTCTTTATCTGCACGCCTAATGCAGCCCCGGATTTGCGGATAGGTCGCCAACCGACTTCGCTCATCTTGTAGGTCGGACTGATCCACCAGGCGCGCCCGCCAGCCATCGCAACCGATAAGCATTCGGCTGTCGCTAGCATCGTTTTGCCGAACCTTCGCCCAGCAGCAACCACGCGAAACCTTGACGGGTCAGCGTGTATCTGGAATTGCGCCGGGTGCAGGTCAACTCGAATTTCAATCGGTATCACCGCCCGCGATTATCTCGTTGAAGTTCATACTGTGCTGTACGTTTGCCTCAATGTCAATGGGAGTAGGAACTTTGCCATAGGCGATTTCAAGAAAGCCGATCCGCTGTCGCGGGTCTTTCGATATGCTCATCTCGCGCAGTATCAGCTCCACCCGTGTCATCTTGACCCTGCCGTCAGCGGACGTGATAGGCTCTGAGGCTATCTGCTTGGCTAAGTCCCGGAGCGCGTCGAATGACTTAGGCCGTCCCTTGCGGTTGATGCGCGGGTCGCCTTTGGTGAATGGTTTAGCGTTAGGGATAAGGTTAGCCATGTCTGTTATCCGTCTGTATTACAGTCGCTCTATCTCAATATCTGGGAACGCCGTCTGCATCCGCTCAAGGATGACGGCGCAGTAGTTGGGCGAAATCTCGATTGCTCTGCACTTCCGGGATAGGTTTTGGCAGGCGACCATTGTCGTGCCTCCCCCAAGAAACAAATCAAGCACAACTTCGCCTTCTTTTACGGCGTGTTTAATTGGTACTGAAAACAATTCAACTGGCTTCTCTGCATTGTGTACTCTGTCGGTTGTCGCTCTCGGAAAACGCCAAATATTCGGAACGCCATTGACTGTCTTTTCTCCGCTTTCTTTATGTGCTAATGTTCCTTGTGCTTTTGGGGAATTAGAGAAAAACCAAATCATCTCATAACATTGTTGGTAATTTGCTCCAATACCACCATCACCCTTATCCCAAATACACAGATTCTTGGCGGTCAATCCGGCTTCCTGCATAACGTCTTGAATCACGAAGGCGCTGTGCCAATCGCAACAAACATAAACATGGGAGAATTTTTTTGTAAATTCCATGCTCATTTTTGCAATTTCTCGAAAGAACGGGCGAACCATTTTGTCATCTGCAATTCCAGAAACGCCCGTACTATTCCCAAATAACGCATATGGCGGGTCAGTTAAAACACAATCCGCCTTCTCTCCCCCCATCACCCGCTCCACATCCTCGCGCTTGGTCGAGTCGCCGCAAAGTAGCCTATGCTCGCCAATATGCCACAAGTCGCCGGTCTTGACCTGCCATTTCTCATTGAGTTCTGCGGCGCGGTCAATCTGCGGTTCAGCGTCAGCAGGTTCTTGCTTGCCAAACTCCAACCCCTCCCGCTCCGCAAGTCCTGACATCATCTCCTGCACCCTAGCATCATCACTCTGCACCGCGTGAAGCAGGTCATCAAGCTTCTGCTTGTCGGTAGCAGCCATAGCCGAGAGCGGGTCGATGGTCGCAAGGATTAGAGACTCTTCCTCAGGCGTAAGGTCAACGTACACCGCCGGGATGGTCTTCTCGCCGTTCCGGGCTGCAACCTGGCAGCGCAGGTGTCCGTCAACAAGATGGCCGGTCTGCTTGTTGATGATCACATCCTGCACAAAGCCTACCTGAGACAGAACGCCCTCTAAGGCTTCCTGTTGCGCCTTCGGGTGTATACGCCAATTCGCCGGATTGAATAGGATTTCATCCAGCGGTTCGTCTCCATGCCCGATTATTCGGTTTTTCCAGTCTGTCAAAACTTCTCCTTCGCCGGTATCGTTATCCCGTCCCACCAATCCAGGAAACTGTCGCCGTACTTCTTGTACTGTCGCCAGAAGAACGCACCTCTCGCCTCGTACCCGCCCGCGTGCATGTGGCACTCACGGCACAGCATTTCGAGGTTATACGGATGGTCGTACTCCGGGTGACGCTTGGACCGTCTGACTAGCGCGTGGTGGCGGTCTGTCGCAGGTCGTCCGCAACGCTCGCAGGCTATCTGTGCCATATTTCCTGCGTCAATCTCATGAACGTGTTCCAGTTCCACAACATCACCCGGTCACACATCGCTGCTTGGTAGATAAGGTATTCGAGGTACAGGGTCATTCATTGACCTTTCCAGCACACCCAGCTGTACCAGGTAAGGTAACTGCCTGTATGTCGAGGGTTTTTCCAGGCACGGCGTTCAGCTTTGTGCAGCATCCGCTTGTGATACTTCCCGAATTTCGCAGAGTACCATCTAAGATAATACGGCGGGTCAGATTCGTAAAATCTGCGTCCCATGTCACTCGGTTTTGCTCCTCGACAACTGGAATACCTGAGTCTCCAATTCCTTGATGCGCTTGCGGAGGCTCTCGTTCTCGCGCCGTATCTTGACCATCTCGGACTCCTGCTGGGTCAACTGCTCGCGCAGGGAGCGGTTTTCGTCCTCTAATTTATCTATCACGTTGTCACGCTCCTGCAATGAGTCCTGTAATGCGGTGACCTGTTTTTCCAGCTTGTCCACGCGCTCGCACAACGAGGCTATCCGCTTCTCTGCGGCTTCCATCAAAATCTTGGCGGCGTTAGCCAAGTTGTGTTCGGCTTCGCTTGATGTCTTCCGGCGCATGGCTATCGATGTGACAATAGCAGACAGCACACCAGAGCCGATGACCGCAACGATGATGGTGGTTATCTGCTCGGCTGTCATTTATTTAGTATGCTTTTGCCAACGTCATAAATGCCGGACGCTACCAGCCCCAGCCCGATGCCGTACACCGATGCTGAGAACCAGCCGGCAAAGTCAATCGGTACAGCGATGCTCACCTGGTAGGCTAGTCCCAACGCCAGACCTATCGCCATGCTCACGATCACGACTGCGCGACCTTGAAGCCCCAAACGTTTGACCCACTCGACCAGTCCTAATACGACAAGTACCAAAGGTAATCCTGCTACAATAGCATCGAAATTCATGTTATTCTCCTTTTTCTTTTCTTAGCGTATAATCCGGCAGCCAGGATTCGAACCTGGGATTGCACCACCACGGCGCAATATTAGGGCAGCGTGTTCCATCCACGCCTCTGCCGAACGATCGAGTATCCCGATCCATCAACGTGCAGGGCAATAACCCTTGTCCTGCGGTAGGGGTTTCCTGACAATCCACCGCCATCCGTCTAATGACGGCTTCAATGTCAGGAACTAAAGAGCAGAGTCGCGCACAATGCTCCCGCGGTTGGTATTGTGCATTAGACGTTGCTCCAGATATAATCCTCTAAATCATTATCAGAGTATTCGCTTTCGTACTTGGCAACCTTTGCCTCGTACACAAGTTCACGCTCGTACATTCGCATCCATTCCAATAACCACTGTGGCCAGTCCTCGCGCTTTGTTCCGTAGATTTCAGCACACGGTTTGCACAGTTGTCGGTTCGTTCTGATATTCGCACCACATACGCATTGTCTTTGCATCATGCCCTCAATTAAGTATGGGTTGTAGGGGCTGTTTTTATAACTTTTTCAGCCGATTGGGTATATTTCTTCCATATCTTCAAGCAAGCCGGACAGTATTTCTCTCTCCGCATTCCGCAGGTTGTCGTGCCTTTCGCGGTCATAATCGTGCTTATAAAACTTCACCCACTCGTCTGTAAAATCATGCGATAATTCCCGTAAGCACCTGGTACAAATTGCGTTCTTTGCCATAGTCAATCCTCCGCAGTTGTAGCACTTCCTCACACTAACACCCCTGCGCCGTGCAATTCCTCTTATAAATTGATCCCTTGCTTTTTCGTCAATCGTATAATGTTCGCCCCCATCTGATACATTCAACAGGTCATCTTCGAGCAACCTGTAAAATGCGATCCAGTACCGTTCCTTTTCCTTCCATTCTTCAGCGGTGCATTCTTCAACCACTTCCATTACCGGCTTCATCTTTTTATCGAATAATCCGCGTAACCACCTTTCGCGCCTGCACTCTCCGCTTGAGTATCTGTGCTGTTCATACCGCCGTGCCAGGTTGTTAGTCTTTCCGATGTACCTTACTCGCCTGTCTCTTGGGTCTTTTAGAGAGTAGATATAGATTGTCTCAGGCATTCAAATCCTTTCTTTATTCTCTTGGAAACTGTCACCTGGTTTACCCCCAACCCGTCTGCAATCTCTTGCTGTGAGTACCCGTAACTATGCAGCAGCACCACACAGCGAAGGCGGTCAGGCAATCGCCCAACCGCTTCGCACAGGTCTATGTCGTTTTCTCGTTGTTGTTGATCTGTCATTTGTCCTCTTCCGGGTCATAATCCCTGTCTATTGCTCCGCATATCAGACAAAACGGCGGTTCGTTTCCCGATGTCTTTCTGATCCATGTATGGGTAGGCGGGAAGTCAATCAACCAAACGTACAGGTGGACGAGTAGCTGTTTGAGTGTCATTCACCCTCTGGTGGATAAACATATTGACCGCGTATTTTCATCAATCCTCGCTTTCTGGAAAAGATGGAAGGGGCATCCAATGGGTAAATACACTCTTGAATGCTTCAACTGAATGTTCAAAAGCATAATATTTCCATTTTATATTTTCGTATCTCACAACTACACAATCTTGTGCGATTCTGTCATACACTAGAACGGATTGTCCATCCTCCGGCAACCTCTCTGACACTGGTATCCACCGCACCTGCTCACGCAAGGCGGCGAGTTCGGAGCGCAAATTCTCCAACCTTTCTATTGCGACATCCTCATATACCTGGCAGATATTCTCTCCTCTGGTTGTAAACATTCCATCGTAATCATCACCTTGAGCAACACTAACCAAAAACGAAATCAAGTCTGCATTCGACAAAGACCTTGCTTTTTCACGTTCTTCGGTAACATACTTAGGTTCACTCATCTCTCACCTCCAATGACTTACTTGCAATTCTTATTCTGCCTTTTCCGTTACATACATTGCAACCTGCTTCGCAACCATTCCACACACAAATCCTACCCATGCCGCCACACTCTGGACATTTATATCCAAATATTTTATGGATTATTTCTATAAGCGTCATTCTGCCTCCGGCGGTTGGGGGATGGATTTATAATGCGTAACGTTGCTGATTTTTACTCCGCTGTCATTCATCCAGTAAGGATTTGCGTATTTCATAAAATTACTGTCGTGATTGAAGTATGTTGCCTTTACCTGATAATTGTTTGCAAGCCACACATCATACCGTACACCATCTGATGGTTCTTTCTCGCTTACTGGTATCCACCGCACCTGCTCACGCAAGGCGGTGTTCTCGGCGGTTAGGCGATTAATTTCAACCTGTTTGATTAATAGTTCCCTGTTAGATATGGCATAGTCGGATTCGAGGGACTTGCACTTGCGCTCTAAATCTCGATAACCAATGTCATGAGCAATATAATGATATGTATCGCCACCATCCATTGCGGCGTTTATAAGGTGATTTTTGTCAGCAACTAACTCTTCGTTTTCTAATTTCAATGCTTCATACTCGTCTACTAACAAGCAATAATCATGTGAGTTGTATAGTTCTTCAGGCATTTTTAATCCCTAATCCTTCCTGTGCTTTTCGCTTGCACCAATTTGCATTGTGTTTTTCGCCATTCTCATAAATTTCATTAAGAGCTATCCACCTCTTATTGCCCAGGTCGGTTGCAATTTCAAGTTGACTTATTTCATCTCTTAGTAAACTAGATATTCTGGCGTTCTCGGCTTCCAACATCTGTACCTTGTCTTGATAGTTAGCAAGGTCAGTCTCTACATGCTTGATATATCCATCTTTCCAATCACTCAATGTCGCTCTCCTCTATGCCGTCCATGAATTAGGTTCAAGATACGCATTTTTCTTGTAAATCCAAACATTGCAATATTCGTATCCATGCAATTTCAAGAAGTTGTCCAGGTCTTTTTTCATTACCACATGGACGAAATTCAATTTTGGTAACTCTTTACGCTTTTTTACTTCGTAAACTCTGATTATGTGGTTCATTCTGCCTCCTCAAAATAGTAGAAATTCCTGAAATTCCAGCACCGGGCAACCGGCTTCCCGTACACCCTCACCGCTTCCTCGTAGCTGTTCGCACTCACGCACCGCAGGTAGCCGTCAGGGAGCTGGGTTAGACTGTCAAGGGTGATCAACATATTACACTCCGCATATTCCTGAACATTCGTTGTCCCATAATCTCAATTGCCCTTTCTCCTCTGCTGTACGAAAGTCAACCTCATCCAGCGGTTTCCTTGATGGATGTATAAACAACTCTGCTGGAGGTCGTGCCATGCGTATCATGCGGTCAACATCAACCGCCTCTTTCCAATCCGCAGGTATTGACTTGACCTCGCGCCATTCCCTTGTCGTGTGAAATGGGCAAAACGTGCAGGCTGATTTAGGCGGTACTTCAAGATTGTGTTCAACTAACCACTTGATACAATCCTGCCGTGTCATGCGCTTTTCAATCAAGGGGTAGCGGTTGGTGATGTACTGCACATCCGATTCGCGCATCCGCTGAAACTCGTCAAGGCTAATTCCAATCCATTGTTCAATGCGCTCACCGTTCCTGTGCTTCTGCAACCACTGGCGCATCGGTTTGATTTTCCATTCCTGCGTACACTGCCTGCGTATCTGACCATCACCTTTTGCGCTTGCCGTAAAGGCAGGAAGTTGCATACCGCCCCACTTGTCTATGACGTTGTGTTTCTCGTGAGTCGCTACCACCACCACCACCAATCCTTTGTTTTCCAGCCAGCCTGTCCACCGCTTCGCAAAAGAATAAGTCAAACTACTTTCGTGTGTCGTGTCGGCATGAATGGCATAATCAACGGGTTCTATCTCACCAAGCGCAACCATTGCCGCGAGGGTGAAGGACTGAACGCCCCAGCCTAGTGATATAACTTTCATTCCCACCCCAACGCTTTCATGGTCGTGACCAATGCCTTGCTTCCCTGAACATCCTCACCCGAAAACATGAGGACCCGGTAGCCAGCCAGCACCGCTTGATTCAGCTTGTCATAGTCCCTCTGGATGCCCAGGGGACTTGAATGTCCCATGTGCTGATACGTCCCGCCGTTGATCTCGACCAGCAGGTCAGGCTCGAAGTAGAAGTCAAACCTGTACCGCCGTCCGGGTATCGGCTTGACCTCGCGCTCAAAAGGTATCCCGGCTTCGCGCAACTGGAGGGCAAACAGGACTTCCAGCGATGAGCCGTATGGTTCAAGAGGTTCTGTCATATATCCTCCACTCGTAGTAGCATTTTGCGATTGCGATGGTGGATGATGGGTCGTTATGCTCAATGTGCCGTCTGGTTGACCGATACCACTCGCCGCGTTCCTCGTTAACCTCGCAGAACCATTGACCGCAGTCGCACCAAACTTTCACGTCAACCACGTCATTACCTTTTGCCATTTCCTCAACCAGCACCCACGCATCGGCTATGTTGGTAGTGAATTTCCGATTCTCTAAACTTGTCAACATTCTGCCGTCACACCTGTTTTTTATCTCAATAATCGCCTCATTCAATTTTTGTTCGGTCATGTCGTATACTTTCACTCCACCACCACC